CGGAAGGGCTTCACCAGGCGGTGTGCTGCGACGTGTGGGACCCGTACGAGGCCGAGTCCGGGTTCGAGGCCGGCAAGATGGTCACCAAGACGCGCATCGTCTGGCAGCTCGAGGTGGTCGACGAGGAGCACGGCCGGCCGTACGAGGTGTCGCAGATCTACACGCTCTCCCTGAGCGAGAAGGCGAACCTCCGGAAGATGCTCGAGGCGTGGCGCGGCCGGAAGTTCAGCACCGAGGAGCTCAAGGGCTTCGACCTGGAGAAGCTGATCGGGGCGAACGGTCAGGTCCAGGTCGTGCACAACGCGAAGGAGGGCGGCGACGTCTACGCGAACGTCCAGGCGGTCGTGCCGATCGGGAAGAACATGACGAAGCTGACGGTCACCGACGGCTACGTCCGGCACCGCGACCGGGTGTCGAACCCGCAGCAGGCGCAGCCGACGGAGGCGGCCGCGGGGGACGAGGACCTGCCGTTCTAGGGACGCGGTTACCGGTCCCGCCGGATCGGTGTACGCGCAAGACGGGGCGCGCGGCGGCGCGCTCCACCATACGATCGGAGGACGCGTGACTGTGAGGGAGAGGAAGTTCCTGCGGGACCTGGCGCAGGCGATCGAGGACGGGAAGGACGATCCGAACATCGAGGGCTACCTCAAGGAGTCGGCGCACGAGCTCCTCGAGGAGGGCGAACGCGACGCGCTGGTGCCGCTCGAGGAAAGGCGGGATCCGACGTCATGAAGCCCTGCATGAGGACGGTGAACATAGACGTGTGCCTCCATCCCCAGGAGACCATGTTCCTGCGTCAGCACGTGGGCACCGCGAAGGACGGAGACCGGGAGTTCGAGATGTCCGCCAATATGGGCGGCTACTCGCCGATCGTACGACTTCCGGACGGCCGGTGGGTGTCGTTCTCCTGGAGCGATCTGGTGGCCGCAGCCGATCGGGCCGGGAAACAGGGTGTCGGGGCGGTCCTCTCCGAGAAGCGGAGACGCGCGTGAATCCGAGGACCGCAGAGCGCGTCGCGGTACTCATCGTGGCGTTCGCGGTCGGCTACCTGATCGCGAGGATGGAGGGTAGGGCTGACGACTACGTGCACATCGAATCGTGGAATGGCAGGTCCGAGATCAGAGTCGCGGCCGGCGACACGATCTCGCTCGGCCATCTGAGGATCATCGGTATCGTGCCGGCGGATTCCACCTCCGTACGTATGAGCGTCAAGGGGCTCGGCTTCGGCGCATCCCGGAGGCGCCCATGACCGTCGGCGTCGAGTCACGCGTCCACCGGGACGACGGGTTCGGACGGACCTCGCGGTTCTACGACATAGACGGGAAGCTCTACCCGTCCGTCACCACCATCCTCAAGGTCATCGCCAAGCCGGCGCTCGTCAACTGGGCGGCGCGGCTCGAGCGTGACATGCTCGTCAAGGCGGCCGCGGACCTGTACGAGGACCTGCCGATCGCTGCGCCGAAGATGATGCGTCAGGTCTACGAGGAGACGCTGGCCCGGCGGATCGGTAAGGAGCAGGCGCACGCCAAAGCGTTGCGGAAAGCCGGCGACACCGGCACTGCCGTGCACGCGCTGATCGAGTGGAACATGCGGCGCGAGCTCCTCCAGAAGGTCGGGCCGGAACCGAAGGTGGATCCGGACGGGATGCGGTCGTTCGCCGCGTACGAGGAGTGGCGCCAGCGGGCGAACCTGGCGCCGGTCCTCGTCGAGCAGGTGGTCTACTCCAAACGGTACGCGTACGCCGGCACGCTGGACTGGGCCGGCGAGCTCGACGAGCCGAACTTCGCGGTCTGTCGGTACTGCGAGGGGATCGGCATGACGGACAACCACGTGACCGGCGCCGTGGAGTGCGTGGTCTGCAAGGGGACCGGCCGGTCGCGGATCTTCGCGGTGGGTGACTACAAGACCGGCAAGGGGATCTACGCCGAGTCGCTCCTCCAGAACGCGGCGCTCGTGCACGCGCTGGTGGAGATGGGACACGCCACGCCGGATGACACCGGCGGGTGCATCGTCCGGCTGCCGAAGACCGGGAAACCGTCCGAGTTCCAGGTCCGGGTGATCGCGGCCGCGGACCAGAAGAAGCTGTTCAAGGTGTTCCTGGCGGTGTTGGAGCTGTGGAGATGGATCGAGGAGGAGGAGGGCAGATGAACGCACGTGACCAAGAGATGACCCTGATGCGGGTGCTGTCCAAGCGGTTGAAGAAGACGGAGGATGAGATCGCGGCGCTCGAACCGGCCGCGCGGAAGCGGATCAAGGACTACCTCCGTGAGCGGTTCGGCTGGTTCGCGCGCGAGGAGGACGCGGCGTCGTGATCCGGATCGCGCCGAACCTCGAGCTGCCGGACGACGCCGTCACGCAGACCTTCGGGATCCTGGCGGTGCGCGGCGCCGGCAAGTCGAACCTGGCCGCCGTCATGGCGGAGGGGATGTGGAAGGCGCGGCTGCCGTTCGTCGTCGTGGATCCGGTCGGCTCGTGGTGGGGCCTGCGGTCCACGGCGGACGGACGCGCCGGCGGCCTCGCCATCCCGATCTTCGGCGGCCGCCACGGAGACGTCGCGCTCGAGAAGACGGGCGGCCAGGTCCTGGCGGACCTGGTGGTGGACGACCGCGCGTCCTGCGTGCTGGACGTGAGCGAGTTCTCCGAGGCGGACAAGATCCGCTTCCTGATCGACTTCGCCGAACGGCTCTACCGGCGGAACGAGGAACCGCTGCACCTGTTCCTCGAGGAGGCGGACGACTACATCCCGCAGCGGCCGTTCCGCGAGCAGGCCAGGCTCCTCGGCGCCTTCGAGCGGATCCAGCGCCGCGGCCGCGCGCGCGGACTCGGATCCACGCTCGTCACGCAGCGCAGCGCGGCGCTCAACAAGAACGTGCTCACGCAGATCGAGACCTTGTTCGTGCTCCGGACCACCTCGCCGCATGACCGGAAGGCGATCGAGGGGTGGGTCGAGTACCACGGCCAAAAGCGCGAGCTCCTCGAGTCGCTGCCCGGACTCGCGACCGGCGAGGCGTGGGTGTGGTCGCCGCAGTGGCTCGGCGTGATGAAGCGGATCCAGACGCGGAGGCGGGCGACGTTCGACAGCGCGGCCACCCCGAAGAACGTGAAGGGCGGCCGGCCGGGTGCGACGCTGGCCGACGTGGACCTCGGAAAGGTCAGGAAGCAGATGGCGGCGACCATCGAACGGGCGAAGCAGGAGGATCCGCGGGAGCTCAAGCGTAGGATCTCGGAACTGGAACGCGGCAAATCGGCGGCCGTGGTCGAGACGAAGGTCGTGGAGCGGAACGTGGTGAAGCCGGCCGACGTCGCGGCCGTCGAGAAGCTGATCGCCAGGATCGAGAAGATCGTAGACCGGCTCGGATCCGCCGGCGTCGCGATCGGAGCGGAGGGGTCGCGACTCGCGAGCGCGGTGGCCACGGCCAGGACACCGGTCCACGTTCTCGGACGCATCCATGACGACGTCCGGACCGACAGGGTCGCCAGAGCTCGAGAACTCCGCGTGGACGCAACAGCACTCGGCCAGGGCGAACGGCGCGTGCTGGTGGCGATCGCGCAGCACGCGGACGGGGTGACCCGCGAGCAGCTCACCATGCTGACCGGCTACAAGCGGTCGAGCCGCGACACCTACGTCTCACGGCTGGTGCGTGGGAGTCTGGTCACGGTGACCGGCGACGGCTGGATCCATGTGACCGGGGCCGGCGTGCAGACGCTCGGGCCGGACTTCGAGCGGCTGCCGACCGGTGACGCGCTCCGCGAGTATTGGCTCACGCGTCTCAGCGGTGGCGAGAAGAAGATCCTCGAGGCGATCGTCGCGGCCTACCCCAAGGCGGTGACGCGCACGGACATCTCCGCCGTGACCACCTTCCAGCGGTCGAGCCGGGACACCTACATCACGCGGCTCAAGCGCCGACACCTCGTGGACACGCCGTCCTTCGGCGAGGTGCGGGCGTCGGAGGAGCTGTTCGGATGACCGGAAACAAAGGAATTATCGTGTGGGTGAAACGCGAGGATGCGGACATGGCCGACGTGACCGTCTGTTTCAAGTTGCCGCCTGACGAGTGCGACCCATTTTCGGCAAGCGTCAGGTACGAACGGATGCTACGCGCCGGTCTCAAACCCATGCGTCCGAACACGACAAGACGCGTACGCCTTACGGTTGGTGAACCGTGAACGAACCGAACGGACCATTCACCGGAGCGCGTCGTAAGTCCCTACTCGATCCGACGGCCACCGAGCTCACCGGGCGGCTGTCCACCGTGCGGTTCCACCGGGACGGTTTCATGATCGGGATGCTGGACAGCGGGATCGTCGTGAAGGGGCCGATGCTCGAGCCGCGGATCGGCGCCGAGTACACCTTCACCGGCCGGGTCGACCGGAACCCGAAGTGGGGTGACCAGTTCCTGTTCGCCGAGCACGTCGCGAAGGTCCCGGAGGACATGGAGGCGTTCCGTGCCTACCTGCACGCGAACGCGAAGTGGGTGGGTCCGAAGATCTCTGCGGCCATCGTGCTCCGGTTCGGCGCCGACGCGGTCCGCGTCTGCCGGGAGGATCCGGCACGCGTCGCGGCGGAGGTGTCCGGCGTGACGCCGGAGCGCGCCGCGGAGATCTCCGCCATGCTGCGCGGCATCGAGACGGACGAGGCGCTGGAGCTCGAGGTGCGGAAGCTCCTGGTCGGTTCCGGGCTCGGCCAGACGATCGTGGTGCGGATCATCCGCACGCTCGGCGCGGACGCCGTCGCGACGATCAAGTCCGATCCGTACCGCCTCATCGAATCCATTGACGGGATCGGCTTCCTCAAGGCGGACAAGGTCGCGCTGAACGTCGGCTACGAACGTGACGGTCCCTACCGGCTGCGCGCCGGGCTGACGTACGTCCTGGAGGAGTCCGCCGGCGACGGTCACGTCTGCCTGCCGCAGCCGCTGCTGATCCAGCGTACGGCCGAGCTCCTCCAGGTCCAGCCGGCGCGGATCGCGGCGGAGGTGGAGTGGATGGTCACCGGCGGCCGGCTGGTGAAGGACGCCGGACACATCTACCTGCCCAACCTCCACAAGGACGAGGTGTCGGTGGCCACCCGTGCGGTCGCGCTACTGCTCGGGGCCGTCCCGTGGCGCGAGCAGGACGCGACCGGACTGGCCGCAGACCAACGGGACGCCATCGAGAAGGCGGCCCGGAACCCCGTGTTCGCGATGACGGGGGCGCCGGGTACCGGGAAGACCTACACCATCAAGCGGATCGTCCGTGGGGCTCACGGGAGGGTCGCCCTGGCCGCGCCCACCGGGAAGGCGGCCAAACGGATCGAGGAGCAGCTCCAGCAGGGCGCCGATCCGCTCGACCTGCCGGCGAGCACCATGCACCGCCTGCTCGAGACGCGCCCGGCCGGCGCCACGGATGCGGAGGGGAGACCGGTGGTGGGGGTGCCGGCCGGGCGCGGGTTCGTCTTCACGCGGACGGCGGACCGGCCGATCGACGCGGACACGATCATCATCGACGAGACCAGCATGGTCGACGTCACGCTCATGGCCCGGTTCCTCGAGGCTGTCAAGCCCGGGACGCGGCTCGTCCTGGTCGGCGACATGCACCAGCTGCCGGCCGTCGGCCCGGGGAACGTGCTCGGGAGCTTGATCGCGTCCAAGCGGATCCCGTACACCGAGCTCCAGACGATCAAGCGTCAGGATCCCGGGCTCATCATCCGGAACTGCCACGCCATCAAGGACGGCCGCGCGCTCGAGCTTGCGGAGGACTGGTCGCAGGACTTCGTGTTCGTCCGCCGGGAGGAGGGGCCGGAGTCGATCCGGGAGGCCATCGTGCAATTGGTGACCGTGGAGTTGCCGCAACGGTTCGGTGCCGACCCGTTCGCCGACGTCCAGGTCATCGTACCGATGCGGGAGCGCACGGCACTCTCCGCGGCCGCCCTGAACGAGCAGCTCCGTGCGGTACTGAACCCGGAGCCGGTCTTCTCCGCGCCGGCCGGCCGGTTCCGCGTGGGTGACAAGGTGATCCAGACGCGGAACGACTACACGCTGGACGTCATGAACGGGGAGGTCGGCCGCGTGCGCGCGTTGCGGTCGCGGGACGGCTACCTGGACGTGGAGTTCGACACGCCGGCGCGGCTCGTGGCCGTGCCCTGGCAGAACAACCTCGAGCTCGCCTATGCGCTGACCTGCCACAAGTTCCAGGGCAGCGAGGCGAAGTACGTGGTGGTGCCGGTGGCGAGGACGTTCGGCGTGATGGTCGCGCAGCGGCAGTGGCTCTACACCGCCTGCTCGCGTGCGCGGAAGGTGCTGGTCCTGGTCGGGGAACGTGAGGAGGTCGCGCGTGTGGTGGCGCGGAACCATCCGCGGCTCCGGCACACGCGGCTCGGCAGGCGGATCATGGAGATGGTGGCGACGGAAGACGCGGCGCGGGGCGGGAACGAGCCGGCGGAGAACGGACGGGAGGACCACAACACGTCCACCGTCGGAGATCCTCAAGCCGCGCCGCCGAACCCACAGGAGGGATGACGACCATGCAGGACGGTCCGTACGGCGACGATGAGGACGAGGAGTACGATCTCGAGGACGAAGACGACGAGGACGATTCTTACGAAGATGACGAGGAGGAAGACGAGGAGGAAGACGAGGACTATTAGGAGGGTCGCATGACGAAGGAGTTGATGGAGAGGATCCGCCAGCGCGTGGCGGCCGACGCGATCCAACCGGAGGACGTCCGGCACCACATCCGGGACGCCGCCTCGGACGCCACCTACCGGTCTGGTTCCACTGTGGACGCCGCGGAGCTCTGGCAGTTCTGCGCGGACATGGAGCGGTGGGCGCAGGCGAAGGAGGCGCAGGCAACCGTGGACCAGATAGAACGGAACATCGGCGGATTGCGGTGCGCCTGCCCATTCGGTTGCACTGGATATTGCCGGGTGTTGGGTGCCAAGATCGTGATGGGGCCGACATGAGCGGCGGCCTGTGGATGGCGACGGAACGGCCGTTCGTGGTGGGCCGCGTGACGGATGAGTGCTTCGACGTCAAGACGATAATCACCGGCCGACCGGAACAGTGGCGCCGGCTCGGCGTGAGCCAAACGGTCGATCATGCGGACCTGTACAAGTTCACCGATTCGATCGCATTGTTCATCGCGGAGGTCCGTGAGGAGCGCAATCGTCTGACCGTGCAGGTCGCGGTGTTGGAGAAGGAATGCGAGGGGTTGAAGTTGGCGCTGGCGCGTGAACGGGAGGGAACGGAACCATGAAGACGGAACGGCTGAAGACCGGCGACGAGCTCGTGGAGGAGTACGAGCAACGGGTACACGCGCGGAGGCGCGGAGAGCGCGGATCCGCGTTCTTCATACTGTACGTGGTGGCGTGCGCCACGATCTGGATCGGCGGGGTGATCTATGCCTCCTACCTACAGAACCAGATTGACGCGTCGGGCCAGACCACCGGTCCCATCGTCGACCACAACAGCGACTGATGGCCGACTCCCTGCAACAGCTCGCCGACCTACTGATGCGTGCCGGAGATGGTAAACGTACGCTCGGTCAGGGAGAGATCGGGACGCTCTACGGTCTGGCGTGCATCGCGTTGCACGAACGTGCGTCCGTTCCCGAGACGTTGAGGTTCACCACGCCGCGTCCTGACGATTCTCTAGAGGCCGGGAAATGGCGCGACGTGGAGGACATTTTGGGGGAAGCACAGACCTTCCTCCTGGGGACGTGCGATGGGGATCTTCGAAAATGCGACATCACGGGTTGCGCATCGAACGCGCCCTTCGCCTCCACCACGAGGAACTGAAGGTCTGCGAGAGGCGCATCGGCGAGCTCTGGCGTGGGCGTGACCATTTCGCGAATCTGTTGATGCGTGCCGAGAAGGAACGCGACGATCTCCTCGGACGCATCGAGCGCGCGTTGCCGTTCCTGGAGAAGTGGGCGTCTCCCATCCGTCCCGGACCGAATCATGACGTCCACCAAGCCGTCCAGATCCTCAAGGAGAATCGGTGAGGATCCTGACCATCGACCCCGGCTCACACACCGGGTGGGCGACCGATCATTCGGGACGGCTCGAGTGGGGCGCCGAGAACTTCAGCCTGAAACGCGGGGAGACGAGCGGCAACCGCTGGCGCCGGTTCGGACATTGGCTCGAGAAGGTCACGTTACCGGACTTCGTGAGGCTGTCGCCGTACCGGAAGCCGGCCCACGTCGCCGAGCCGCCGTACGAACCGGTGAGTCACCCGTTCAACGCACCGTCCCCGTTCGTCAAGGTGGACCTGGTCGTGTACGAACGGTCGGAGTTCCAGGCGAAGGCGCGCGCGGCCGCCGAGATCGCCGCAGCGTTCACCAGCCGGCTCGAGGAGCACTGCGAGCTGCACGGGATCCCGCTACAGCCGGTGCACGTCCAGAAGCTGAAGGCGTTCGCCATCCCGGACACGCGGACAAAGGAGACGGCGAAGCAGACGCGTGATAGACGCGCCAGGAAGGAGAAGCGGATCCCGGTGGACCGCGGCAAGCCGGCCATGGTGGCGGCCGCCTTCAACCGGCTCCATCGCGAGACTGGATATGTTGGAAAGGTCATCGGGAAGAAACCGGACGGTGTGACCGATGTCGATTTTTGCGCGCTGTCCGAGGACGAGGCCGACGCACTGTGGCTCTACTGGTACGCCAAGGAGGTGTTGACGTGAGCTATCTGAAGTGGATGATCCTCGCCGTGTTGGCCCTGGTGCTGCTCTGGACGGCCTGCGTCACGCTGTCCGGATGCGGCGTGGTCCGCAACACCTGGGTCGGATTCAAGGCCGGCACCGTGATGCTGCGGTCCACGATCACGCTCTACACGTGCGAGGGACGCGTGATCGAGAAGTGGGAGACCCGCGCGAAGGTGGAGTCGAACGGCGGTGAGGCGTGGTGGGTGGACGATGCCGGCGTCCAGCACCACATCGCCGGCACGTTCACGGTGGAGGGACGGTGAGCGCCGGCATACTCGCCAAGATCGACGAGCTCCGCGCGTGGGAGACGACGGTGAGACGGGACAACGTCCACCTGCTGGATCCGTCGTGCAACGGGGTCCACGAATCGGTACTGAAGTCCTACCAGGTCCTCCAGTTCACGTTGGAGCTGCTGCGTCGCGGCGTGCCGTCCGACGTCGTGGAGGAACTCGCGTCAGGCATCATGGAGAAGGGTGTGGTCCGCGGGAAGGAACCGACCCTGAAGTTCTACTTCTGTTCGGGTTGCGGGAAGGAGATGTGGGGGCCGTCCGACAGGTTCTCGGACGAGCAGTTCGGTATGATCCGTGAGGCCCTGATGATCTATGCCGGCTATAAGAGTGACAGGATCCATCACGATAAATGCGTGGAGTTGGCGAACCGCATCGACCTTTTACGATACTCGGAATCGAGGAGGGGTTCGTGAAGCTGATCGACGGCATCCCGGTCTGGGGCGAACCGGTGGACGAAGGTGCCCTCCAACAGATCCGCACGTGCGCGCAGACGGCCGACCGTGTCGCGCTCATGGCCGACCACCACCTCGGCTACGCTGTGCCGATCGGAGGCGTGGTGGCGTACCGTGACGCGGTCAGTCCGTCCGGCGTCGGCTACGACATCGGGTGCGGGAACAAGGCCGTACTCGTCGACGCGGACGCGGCGTCCGTACGGCTCGACATCGAGGCGATCATGGACGACATCTCCTCGCGCATCTCCTTCGGCATCGGCCAACGGAACGAGACGCGGGTGGACCACGAGCTGTTCGACGACGAACGATGGTCCATGCGGCCGCTCGCCCCGTTGAAGGAGATGGCGCGCGCGCAGCTCGGCACGGTGGGGTCCGGCAACCACTACGTCGACCTGTTCGAGGACGAGCTCGGCCGCGTCTGGATCGGCGTCCACTTCGGATCCCGTGGGTTCGGCCACAAGGTGGCCACGCATTTCCTCAAGATGGGCGGCGCGACGGACGGGATGCACGTGCCGCCGCTCGTGCTCGGCGCCCGCACCCCGCTCGGCGCCGACTACGTGGAGGCCATGACGCTCGCCGGCCGCTACGCCTACGCCGGCCGTGACTGGGTCTGCGCGGAGGTGGCGCGTATCCTGGGCGCCACGGTCCTCGAGGAGGTCCACAACCACCACAACTACGCCTGGCGGGAGACGCACTTCGGGGAGGAGCTCTGGGTGGTGCGGAAGGGCGCCACGCCGGCGTTCCCCGGCCAGCTCGGGTTCGTGGGCGGATCCATGGGCGACGACTCGGTGATCCTCGAGGGCGTCTACCCGTCGACGCTGGATGAGGACGAGGACCAGAAGCGCGCACTCTACTCCACCGTGCACGGCGCCGGCCGCGTGATGTCGCGGACCGAAGCCGCCGGAAAGACGAAACGCCGGTCCGGGTGGGCGTGCGGGAACCGCGACTGCGACGGGTGGCTCACGAACGACGCCAAGCGCGCCGCGGACGGATCCAACCCGAAGTGTCCGAAATGCGGCGCGACCACCCACAAGCGGTTCGTGTCGGAACGGATCCGTGAGGGACGGATCTCGCGGTCCATGATGCACGAATGGATCGGCGCCAAGGGCGTGACGCTGCGCGGCGCCGGCACCGACGAGTCGCCGCACTGCTACAAGCGGCTGCCGGAGGTCCTGCGCCACCACGAACGGAGCGTGAGCGTCCTGCACACGCTGCACCCGATCGGCGTGGCGATGGCCGGCGAGGACGAGTTCGACCCGTACAAGGACTGAGGGAGGAACCGTGACGAAAGGGAAGTTGATGCCGTCAGCCTGCGAGCGGTGCGGCTACGATGGGGTCGGCGACTACGACTGGGACGGGATCAGAATGCTATGCGAGCGTTGTGCGCAGCCGTGGTGGCGTCGTGCGTTCCGGACCTGGTGGCCGGCGCTCCTGATAGCCGCGATCGTAGTGCTGCTGTTGAACATCATCAGGATGAACCCCTGAAGACGGACCGGGGACCGGCGCGGGGTCGGGAGGCCGCAAGCGACCCGTCCGCGCCGGCGATCCCGGCCCTCCACCGTCAGACCATCCCCTTCCAGGCGCCCGGATCCACCGTCGCCGTGCCGTGGATGATGTCCGTGGCGATCCCGAAGATCGTGTTCTTCATCGTCGAGAGCACCAGTTGGGGGATCACCGCCTCGAGCTCCGCCGTGATCCACTCCTCGAGCGCCTTGATGCGGGCCGTGAGGTCCGGGAACTTGGCCGCCTCGTTCTCCAACCACGCGACCACCTTCGTCTCCAGGTCCGGCACGTCGAGGCCGCCCAGGAGGGTCGACAGGAACGTGAAGATGTTGAACGCCACGGGTCACTCCTTCCCGATGAGGTGGTAGTTCACGCAGACCCGGACGTACTCGAAGTCCGGAGCCGCCGATCGAGACATCACGTGCGCGTACATCCCGGCCACCTCCACCCTCCGCATCACCTGCCGCGTGAGCGCGAGCTGTGCCAACGCGCCGTCCGTGTGCCGGTCGAACCATGCGTAACCGAACCCGACGAACGCGTCCGGCAGTACGTGCAGGTTGCCGACCACCCGGTAGAGGTTCAGGTGAGACTCGTCCCGTTTGACCGGGAAGCCGTGGTCGTAACCTCCGAAGACGGTCAGCGCCGGATGCAGGTTGTAGCCGATCCCCGCTCCGAGGCTCGCGCCGGACCAGTTCGGCTCGGTCGTGATGACCATCGCGCCGCCGTTCACGGTCACGTGCATCCGGTCGGCCGTGGACGGTTTCGTCTGCGCGTAGGCGTGCGGCGCCAGGAGGAGCAGCGCCGCAGCCGTCACCGCGGCCGCCGTAGCGGCCGGCGCCGGCTTGTACTTCACGATCTTGCTGACGACACGCGCGACCACGTAGACCCAGGCCGCGGCCTTCACGTCGTCGGGCACCGGTGCCGCGATCGCCTGGACGATCACCGACGCCAGGAACATCCAGAACTCCGACGTCCGGAGCACCGCCTCGATCTTCTTGAACATGTCCGCTCCTTTCAGGGTAGTACCACCATGCTGACCGGGACCCCGCCGTCCGACGGGTCCTTGCACTCCCCGGCCTCGTTCCACGCGAAGCACACGAAGACGTACGTCACCGGCGCCGAACGGCAGGAGCCGGTGAACGCGAGCGAGTCCGGCATCCCGCCATGCGACCTCCACGTCGTGTCACCCTTCGCGTCCACGTAGTACAGCGGGTAGTAGAGGTCCCACGCACGCGGCGCCGGGCCGTCCTGGGCCGTGACCAGGAAGTGGATCCCGAGCACCCTGCCCGGAGGGTTGGTCCAGACGAGCTCGCCGGCCGCGGCGACGGCCGCCGAGACCATGAGCAGCGCGGACAGGACGATCTGTGTGACCCGTCTCCTCATGCCACCAACCTCCTCACGCCGAGCAGCCGCGACTCGTCGAACGGTTCGACGCACACGCCGTTGCCCTGGTTGCCGCCGAGGATGTTCCCCGGCCCCGCGTACAGCCCCACGTGACCGGGAGCCGCCAGCACGTCCGGTCCGGGCTGCGGCTCGGTCCCGCGTCTCAGCACCACCACGTCATAGCCGGCCACCGCGTCGCGGAGCGCCACGGCCGTCCCGACCGTGAGCCACGACCGCGCGGCCGCGGACTTGCTCCGCTTGAGCCGCAGCTCCCACGCCATCCCGTTCACGAACGCCGAGCACCACGCCACCTCGTCGTGCACGGTGGTCGGGAACCCGCACAGGGAGAGCCACCACTGGATGAGCGGGTGGTCCGCGTTCCCGGCGATCTCGTGGATCCCGACGTAGCGGCTCGCCAGGTCGAACAGGGTCAGTTCCATCTCAGTCCTCCTCGTCGTCACGACGGTGCGTCTTGATGCCGGCCTTCTTCTCCAGCCGTCGCACCCTCCACCGGTTGTCGTTCACCAGACTGTCGATCACCGCGTGCGCGCGCGTGTTGTCCGTGTTATAGCGCCACTGGTCCGCCCACCGCGTCTCGTTCGCGAGCCGCGCCGACTCGATCCGGTAGACGAAGATGGCCACGAACGCCACACCGGCCACCAAGCCGCTGACGAGCAGCCACAATTGCCGCAAGCTGAGGGAGAACTTGATCTGGCGGTCCTCGCTTATCTCGCCCCGCTCGTCGTCAGTTCCCACCGTCGGTCCCGTCCTTCCAATCAGGAGGTTTGGGCGGCGCCTTAACCTCCCGCACCTGCTCGAGCAGTACCCGCCGCGCGCCGGGATCCGGTTCGCTCAGGGCGCGCGCCATCAGGCCGACCTGGTAGATGATCGTGGTGTCGCCCGTGTAGCGCGCGTCCGACTCGGCGTTCATCTTGTCCTTCGTCTCCTGATGGTACTTCTCGCTGAGCGCCCGCACCGGCGTGAGCGACAGGTTCACGACGAACAGGATGATCGCGTAACCCATGCCGGCCAGCGTGAGGATCGTCACGATCGCGCCGCCGACCACCGCCACGCGCTTCCAGGTCCGGATCTCGTTCCCGTTCACCGCGTCACGCTCCGTTCGGATCGAGGTAGGACCACAGCACCATCGCGGCCGCGAGCGAGGAACCGGCCGTGAGCATCCGCACGACCGTGTCGAGCTCGTACCACGGCCGCCAGATGGTGAACACGTCCATCACGTGCGTCATCGCGCAACTCGCGATGAACGCCGCGAACACGAGCTGCAACACGGCCCGCTGCCCCGCGCCCAGTTCGATCCCGTTACGCAGGATCAGGATCAGGCCGATCGCGATCATCACGTACGCCGCGGCGATCACCGCGTCCGACAGCGCCTTCCCCCAGATGATGAACGGATCCCACGCCACGCAGGCCCCGTGCGGCATGAACGTCCACTGGTGGTGCACCGTTCCTCCCGTCCCGCTTCCCTGGATCCCATCCCGACGCACCGGGCGAACGGCGCGCCTACGGCGTCACACGGAACAACCTCACGTTGTCCAACCAAGCCGTACCCGTCTCCCCGTTCAGGTAGACGTCCACGATCAGCCGGTTCCGATCCGCGGTCAGCGCCAGGTCCGCCGTCGTGTCCGCGTAGGCGGCCGCGTTGGTCGGCAGCGCCGCGAGCGTGGACGTCTGGACCGGCCCGTCGAACCGTTCGGTGGCGAGCTGCACCGCGTACCCTCCGGTGCCACCGCCCGGGGTGAGAGCTCCGGAGGTCTTGGAGGCCACCGCGACCCTCCAGGTCTCACCGGCCAGATACTTACCGGGCCAGATCAGCCGGATTCGGTTCGCGGACTGGTTGGTCAGTACCACCTTCAGGGCCGCCCGGCCCTCGGAGACGTTCGCGGGTGCCTTCTCGATGGAGAAGGTCACCCCGGGCGCCTGATTGCTCCACGCGTCCGGGAAGCCCGCTCCTACGCTGTCCTGCTCGAACCCGCCGACGCCGGCGATCTGGTTCGAGTTCTTCGACACGGCCACCGACGCCCGGACCGGCAACGTCTTCCGCTCCCCATGGAACACGTACCACCGGCCGACGAACGCGAACGCCTCGTCCAGCCGGTTCGACAGGGTCGTCCCGCGGAGGTCGATCCCCATCGTGGCGGCCACGTAGGCCGCGTCCGCGGTCACCGACCCTATCGTGAAGTACCAGTCGTTGTCCCCCACCCGCAGCTGCGCGTAGGAGTTGGCGGTGGCACCCAAGTGGAAGAACAGGGCGTGCCCGTTCGAGGCCGCCTCGCCGGCTCCCCCGTAGCTCCGGTGCCAGCACCCGACGGACAGCACGTCGCCGGGCGCCAACGTGGGCGCCAGGACCTGCTGGATGTAGTCCGGATCCGTCAGGGCGGCGTGCGTGACCGCCTGGTAGGCCCCGTAGATGACCGGAGGGGCCGGGTCGTCCGTACCGACCGCCCAGGTGGCCGTCTTGGCTCCCTGGAGGCTCCAGGAGTCCGCCACGCCGTCCGCGTTGCCGTCCGTGTCGAAGGAGGCGTTCGCGAGCAGGTTGGTCGCCGGCGCGCCCGCGGCCGCCATCGTCTGGGCATAGTAGAACCGCGGGATCAGCACGATCTCCGCACCCAGGCCGCCCCAGTCGGTCTCCGCGCCCTTCAGCATGACGTCCACGGCGCCGGACGCTTTGGTCCCGACGATGTAGCCGGGGCGCATCCCGATACGGGTGCCGTCCTGGGCGTTCTCGATGTAGACCTCGACGGTCGCCGTGGCCAGGTCGCGGAGGTTCGCCCCGTCACGCACCGGGAACCGCATGATCGGCCCCTGGTCCCCGTCCCAGACCGGCGGCAGGCGTCTCACGTCGGCCTCCGCTTGACGACCATCCGGATGATGTCGGAGGAGACGCGGGCGAAGAACCGTCCCGGCGCGCCGCCGGCGTACCAATCCGGGGTGGACACTGTGAACTGGACGAGGAGCTCGCCGACCGTGGTGTACTCGTCGCCAAGGAGCTCGTAGATCGCCAGCCCGTTCACGCCGTCCACCGCGCACGCCCGCGTGACGTGCGGCGCCGTCTCGCCGTACCAGAACTTCACCCACGCTGCGTAGCCGGTCAGCGTCTGCACCTCGAGCCGGGTGGCCTTGAGGAACGCGAACGACAGCCGGCGGCCGACGTCGCCCACGTGCACCTCCCGCGGCACCTCCGGCATCAGGTTGGACACATCACCCTCCGATCTCCGTCACCGTCACCGCCGGCGTGATCCCCTCGAGCGGGCCGTCCGCCTGGATCTCCGTCACCCGGACCAACGGGACCATGCCGTCGAACGCCACCACGGCCGCCTCCTGGAGCTCCACCGCGCGCGTGGCCGCCACCAGCCCGCTCGGCACCGCACCCGCCGGGATCTCCACGCCGCCGATCGTCACGTACTGGGAGATCCAGCCGGCCTGCCCGCCGTACGGGACGGGCGCCATGTCCTCGAACCGCTCGGCCGCCGCGGCCGCCAGCTCCACGGCCGCCACGGCCGGCGTGATCCCCTCGAACCCCTCCACGGCCGCGGCACGCAGCTCCGGGCTCACGGGAGCACCGCCGGCACGACTCCCTCATACCTCAGCTCCCCGGGCTCCGGTAGCGGCACGTCCGCCGCACGGACCGGAACCACAGACGCCGGCGTGGCGACGTACACGGCCCCCGTCACGGTCTTCACGCTGGATCCCACCGTCGTCGTCACGGTCAGGCCCACGGTGTAGAGGCCGCCCGCCGCGTAGACGTGCGTCGGATTCTGCGCCGCGGACGTCCCGCCGTCCCCGAAGGTCCACGCCCAGGTCGTGATCGTGGCGTCCCCCGCGACCGACTCGTCCGTGAAGGTCACCGAGACGCCCGGGGACCCCCCGCCCGGCGTGTAGCGGAAGTCGGCCGTAGGGCCGACCGCGGCCGGCAGCGTGATCGGCAGGAGGCACGGCGTGAACGTGCCTCCGCCGGCCTGGTAGACACCCTTGAACGTGTTGATCCCCGGCCACTGGAAGACGAGCGAGTACTTCCCGTACGCCGCGTTCGGCGCGTACGCCCCGCCCGGGTAGTTGACGTACAGCGTGAACGTCCGGTCGCGTACCAGGTTCACGCCGCCAGAGCGGTAGTACTCGCGCAGGAGCACAGCGTTCGCGTAGCCGGACGGTCCGTGCGTGAAGCCGAGGTCCCCGTCTCCGAACGTCTTCGTGTCCACGATCACGCCGCCGTTCGAGCCGCCGGCACCGTCGTCCGCGGCCACGCTCGAGACGAGCCGGACCGGGATGTTCGCGAGCGGATTGGTCCCGTCCTCGACGTGCGTGTTGATCCGGCCGAACTGCTGGAGCGCCTGTGCGAGCGTGTGGTCCACCGAGTAGGTGACCCTCGGCGAGTCGTCCTGGAAGACGACGTCGATGATCTTCCAGTCGCTCGCGTCCGTCGCGGTCGGCTTGAGGTAGGCCACCGACGGCGCGCCGGAGAGGTTCGCGCCCTGGATCCGCGCCGTCGCTTGGCTCGCGCTCAGGATCTGGAGCGGCGTCGTGCAGAAGAACTTGTTTCCGCGGCCGTCCTGCTGGCGCATCCCGTTGATCGCGTTCCCGCTCGTCGTCGTGAGCACGAACACGTTGTTGTACCAGAGCCCGAGCGAAGTCGAGTCCCCGAAGATGTTGTTCACGCCGGAGACCACGAACGTGTTGCCGGCGAGCGTCTGCGTGGATCCGCCGATCGTCTGGACCTGGTAGACGTTCGAGCAGATGAACTTGCAACCGAAGATGAACAGGTCGTTCTTGAACGTCCACGACCCGCTGTTGATGTTGACGCCGTCCTTGCCGCCCATCGTCGGGTCGGCGAGCCCGAGCGGCCCGACCCCGGTCTGGGTGCCCAGCCGCGTCTCGATCACGCCGCCGCCCGATCGGTAGAGCATCGACCCGCTGCGCCAGTCGACGTCGACGTTCAGGTCCTTGAACGTCGTGATGAGCGTCCCGTCCCCGGCGCCGCCGCCGAGCTGAATCGAGACGTTGATCATGTATTTCGTGCGTGCGGGCGCGTTTCCGCTGACGGAACCCTTCTCGCCCTCGATGTCGGACTGACCCGGCCGCAGCGTATTCATCGCGGCCAGGATGTCGGCGAAGGAGTAGGAGCCGTCGCCGCCCGCGTCCCCGTGCGTGTTGTCGTACACGAAGATCGTCGTGCCGGCACCACCGGGTTGCGTGACGCCCGCGGACATTAGACCTCAATCCCCGCCACCTTGTCCTTGAGCTGCTGCACGAGGCCGGAGAACGCGGCGGCGACCTGCGCGGCCTGGTCCGGCGTGAGCTCGTACGTCAGGTCCGCGTTGCCGGCGACCGTCCCCATCATCGGCGCCGCGACAGTGGTCGCGATCCCGAGCTGCACCGGCGTGGGCGCGCCGACCGGTTGCGCGCCTCCGGAGGCCGCCGCGGCCGCGGCCGCATCCTCCGCCGCGAAGACGCCGGTGTCCTCGCCGGCGCCGATGGCGCGCGCCGCGAGCTCGATCACGTCCCGCAGGTCCTGTCTGGACGCCATGCCTCAGCCTCCGATCTTCAGTCCGGGCGGCAGCGGCGGCACCATGCTCGCCCCGACGATCTTCGACTCCGGCTTCCGGTCCGGGTTCATGCCGCGCATCAGGATCTGCTGCGCCTCGAGCAGGTACCAGAGCCCGCGTACCGGGCTGATGGTCGGATCCACGCACCCGACGAGGAACGTCCCGTCGTCCGCCCATCCGATCACGATGCCGGTGCGCGTGAGCACTTTCTGTCCCTGCGCCTCCGCCTCGGCCTTGACCTTCTCCGCCTCCGCCACGTTCGCGTCGATCGTCTCGCTCTCCACCACAGCCTGATCCGCCATCGCGGCCTCCGTGTCCTGGTTCACGCCACCTCCTCCAACACCACGTCCATCTTCGGGTAGTCACCGAGCTTCCCGGCCTTGCGCGTCGCCTCGATCACGCGGAACACCCGGTACGCCCACGTCGGGTCGTACGTGGTCTTCGCGGAGCCTACCGCGGCGACGGTCGAATTTATGTACGGCATCCCGATCCAGTAGCACGGGCCGTGCGCGATTCCGTTGAAGACGAGGATCTGCTTCCTCCACGTTCCGATCATGGAGCTCGGCATGTCCCAGGAGACGCGCTGGTGCCCGGCGCTCTTGACGGCGTTCGGGTTCACGACGTTCGTCAGGAAGTTAGAGTTCTCGAAGCCGCCCACGAAGTCCGAGTAGTAGGTCCAGCCGGTGACGATCAGCGAACCCGGCGTGGCGATGTAGAGGTCGAGGTGGTCGGTCATCTGCGACAGGCCGAACAGCGTCTCCCCGTTACCGCCGATCACGATCGTGAGGTTCGGCGTGACCGACTGGGCGTAGTTCACCGGGTCGGACCGGTCCGGGTAGGCGTAGTCGAACTGGCCGCACCGGAACGCCGGGCACTTGAGCCCGTAGCTCTCCATGTCCGTCGCGTACCACAGCACGTGACCGACTCGCAGGTCCCGGTACCGTTGGCCCAACGACTGGGTCGTCGTGAGCCGGACGCGCGCGTTCCGCGTCCCCAGGTCCTTCGCGCGGAACGACGCCTCCGGGGGATCCCCCGCGGACAGCGACAGGTCCTTCGCGGTGATCCACGGCTCGTCGTAGGTGACCTCGTCACGTGATCCGTGGATCTCGACCGAGAGCTGGTGCACGTACCGGACGATGCCGAGCGGCTTGTTCGTCCCGTAGGCGTGCCCGTAGCGGAGCGCCACGCGGTTCACGATCTTCCGCGGGTCGGACGCCTGCACGGAGAAGGACCCCTCCTCGATGTCGTAGCCGTGGATCGGACCGCCCGGGTAGATCTGCGAGGAGTGCGGGTTCATGACGTCGTAGGTCACGTTGTAGACGCCGTTCTCGTCCTTATGGACCTCGATCGGCGTGTGCCGCTGGATCTCGTCGATGAAATCCTGGAACGTCGGCGCCGTGTCCGGCTGCATGACGGGTGAGAGGAACTTCTCCCCCTGGAGCTCCTCGGTCAACGCGTCCTGGAAGTTGCCGAGCGTGCCGGCTACGTTGTTGCACGTCATTCCGGCCACTTCGAGGATCTCCCGGACGACGCCGGTGGCCCGCTCGATCGGATCCTCCGGGTTGCCGTTGTTCCAGGCTGTCCCGCTGTCCTTCTGCCCCCATCCGGTGAGCAGGACCTCGTATCCCGGCACGCCGGACACCGGCACGTCCTCCGGAAGCAGCACCGGGTGCTGCGAGTTGGAGCCAGGCGTGCCGATCCATCCCCACTTCCGGCCGGTGCGCTGCATCTTCTGGATCTGGAGCTTGCCCTGCAACAGGAGCGCGGACCCGAAGAACCGCACGCGGTCGCGCGCCTCGCTGCTCACGGTGAAGAACAGCTGGACCGGGACCAGGTTGCCGTTCACGTCGCGACCGCAGATGTTCGCCTGGTTGAACTCCGCCGCGGTGGCGGCGCCGACGTGGTTGTTCGCGTCCGTGGAGTCGTAGTACTGCTTCACCGCCGGCGGACCGACCGTCTGGACGTAGTACCGGCGTCTCGCGTCTCCCCCCGGCCCGACCGCGACCGTCTTCCTCCCGAACTTCCCGGCGAGCCCGAACCACCCGGTGTAGGCGCTGAAGTAGGGTTGAGCTCCCGGAGTGGCCTTCGTCATGTCCACGAGCCCCCAGTCGAACGTGCGCACGTCGACGGCGCCCTGGTCGCTGGTGCCGACGTCCACCATCACGGTGGCCTTGTTGCAGAAGAAACCTGGGAGCGAGGACGACGGCATCTCGAACGCGATCGTCCAGCCGGTGGCGGAGCTCGTCTCGTAGTAGTCGTTGGGGTTGTCGTTCGTCATCGCGAACGCCGACGGCTGGATCCCCGCGTCCATGTAGGACCCTGGCGTGGACGGATGGATCGCCAACCACACGGTGGGTTGGAGCGGGATCTTGGCGGACACGATGCCGGTGTCGTTCGTTATGACGATGTTGGACGCGTCCACCATGTAGAAGTTGCCGCCGCTGTAGATCCACACCGCGCACGGGTCTCCCGGATCACCGGGCGTCCCGACGTCGATCTTCGCCGCGTTCCGCGAACCGTTGTTCACGTGGAAGTCGTACTGGGCTTGGAGCGACCCGAGGTTCTCGTTCACCAGCACGCCGCGCACGAACCGTGAGCCGAACCCGAGGAACACGGCCTCCTGCATCTTGGCGCCGGTGTCCATCCCGGTGATGATGTTGCCGTTCCAGAGCGGGATCGTGAGCCCGACGGACTCGACCGGAGCCAACGGGTAGGACGTCTTGTCCACCACGCGGACCGCCTTGCGTGAGGTGGTGACGTCGTAGGAGGTGACGCCGAGCCCGACGACCATGGATCCGGCTGTGTAGCGGACCACCGGCATCCCGGAGCATGCTCCGCGCCAGACCGGAATCTGCGAGTTGTCGCGTTCCGACCACTGGACGAACTGGATCGGGACGTCGCAGATCTGGCACTGCTGGATCAGGTCGGAGACCTTGTAGCGTTTCGTGCCGTTCGACGGGACCAGGACGGCGTCACCCTGGAGCTCGATCTCCGCCGACCACTCCCGCGTCTGGCCGTCCATCGCGATGAGCGAGCGGAAGGCGTCCCAGGAGGCCACGGCGGCGTAGACCGGCGGACTCGAGGAGAGCTGGTCCGGGATGAACCCGATGTCGCCGACAAGGAAGTTCAGCGCGCCGTCGATCGGGTGGACGAGCGTGAACTTGGCGAACATCTTCAGGAGACCGCGGCCGCCGATCGTGGTGGTCGTGACGACGGACACGTCGGAGGGGATCTCGACCCCTCCGAATATGACGGTGCCTGGAGCCATCGGCTACGTCACCACGGTGTGCACGGATCCCCACCGCCACCGCCTCCGCCGCCGCCGGACTGGGAGAACTCGAAGGCGCCGATGTCGATCGCGGAGCCGGACGTCGTCCGGGTCGCGGTGCTGCGGTCGTAGACGTACTGACTGGTCGGGGCGCAGGCGAATCCGCTGTGCGTCCCCGGGGAGAGGCCGGCGTCGATGATCGAGGAGGACGTGGCGGCCGTGAGGTGGTAGTCGCCGCCGGCCTGGTTCAGGAACTTGGTGCTGGTGTTGTTCAGGTCGGCCTCGGAGAAGTTGTGGCCGCCGTCGGTGTAGACCCCTCCGCCCGTCGTCATGGAGCTCCGGAAGCCGTAGAAGATGTTGTTGTCGTAGGTCACGACCGGGGAGCCGAAGGACGTCTGGAAGAAGATCCCGATGGACGTGTTCAGGTTCGAGAACGTGTTGTTGTAGCAGAACATGCTGTCCGCCGTCGCGCCGTCCACGTGCCCGGCCCCTCCCGTGGCGTTGCCGGCGCTCTCCCTGCCGTACCCGACGAGGACGGAGTTGATGTTGTGCCCGGTCCCCTGCTCGATCACGTTCCCGATGACGTAGGTGAGGCCCATGTCCGGGACGTCGATGTTCGCGTTGAGCGAGTCGGAGACGCCGTCCGTGATGCGGTTGTAGAGGAAGTAGTTGATCGGGAACCGGCTCTTGAAGTCGTTCCCGGTCGTCGCGTCGTCCGTCCAGACGCCCTTCATGCGGAGGTACTTCGGCTTGCCGCTGGTGGTGTCCCCGTTCCCGGCCGCGTTCGCGTAGAGGTTGTGCTGGTTGCCGCCGGCCACACGTAGCGCGTGGTAGAGTTTCGAGTTCTCGATGATGAGCGACTCGGGCGCCGCGAGGAAGTTCATCTGGTTGTCGTGGGCGTACAGGTTGTGGAACCACGCCAGGCCGATCATCCCGGCCTGGACGCGCACGGCGCACGCGTTGTTCCCGCTGCCCTGCGCGTTCCGGAACTCGCCGCCGTTCACCTCAAGCCGCCAGATGGACGTCCCGCGTACGGCGTCGTTCCCCGTGCGCCAGATCCCCTGGTTGCTGCCCGGATCGGACGTGCCCTGCGCGTCGAAGATCGGCATGTCGGTGGCGATGAAGTTCGGGTCACCCGGGAAGTGCCCCTGACTGTCCATCATCACCATCTTCAGGTTGTCGTGGTTGATCGTCACCCAGTCCTGGTTGAGCGTGATCGGACCGTGGATGATGACAGAGTCACCGGCGGCCGCGGCCGCGACGGCCAGGGCGACCGTAGCGTAGGTCTGGCCGGATCCGACGTTCCGGGTGGTGGCGAACGCGGCGTTCGACCAGAGCAGGAACACCCACAACCATGCGAAGAATTTCTTCACGACCACTCCCTCCCTATTGACGGAACGCGATCCACGAGTACGTCTGCGAGGCGGGGTCGACCGGCGACGTCGTGGCGTTGTTGAACCGGACCTTCACGGTGTTGTCCGCGGTCACCCTGGTCGTGCCGATCGAGATCCCGGCCGGGAGGTCCGCCGAGAGCGGACGGACGTCCACCACCCAGTTGGTCGCCACGTCCAGCCCGTTGATCGTGACCGTCATATCCAGCGAGCTCGAGGCGCTGATCGAGGTGACGTCCAGCGTGAACGACCCGGCCCGGATCCTGGAGACGCGCTCCCCGCCGGCGGTGAAGCCGAACTTGCCGAGCCGCGAGGAATCCTGCGCCGCCATCTTGTCGTAGCTCAGGAGACACTGGAACGCCTTCAGGATCGCGGTCGCCGCCACGCTGTCCCCGGAGATGCTCCGGGTTGCGAACACGCTGCCGGTGACGGTGACGTCCCCGTCCACCGACAGCGGACCGTGGATGTTCGTGGGGCCGACGTTGGCGACGTGGACGGACCCGTTCTGCGAGGCGGCCACGAACAGGACCAAGGACAGACACAACATGAAGCCGGTGAAGATGTTCGCGAGCGCCGCTTTCAATGGAAGCTCCTTCCCGTCTCCTTGAAGTTCTTGGCCGAATCCACGAACCCCGTGAGGTCGTCCTCGGTACCGGTCGCGTCCCCGTAGAACGGTCCGTTGATCTTCCAGTGGCCGGCGACGTTCACGGTGTCCGCGCCGGTGAACCGGAACGTGACGTACTTCCCGATGAACGAGTCGTTGAACGCGACGTCGTTGATCGGCGTGACTCCGGTCACCGTGAAGAAGTCGCCGCCGTTGGGGAGCGGCGTGATGGTGGCCGCGCTCGCCAGGTCGGGGCCGAGCCGCGCCGGCTGGATCCCGACGATCTGCCCTGAGTTCTGGAGGCCGTTCGTCGAGACGGTGCCCTCGGCGTCGGTGGCGTTCCAATGGATCAGGAAGGCGTACGGGTTCGCCGCCGGGTCGTAGCCGGTCGTGATCGCGCGTCCGGTGACCAGGTCCTCGACCAGCGTGTCGGAGGCCGCGTACAGGCCGTCCACGGTCACGCCGCTCGGCGAGAACGTGTTCACGCCGTTGTTGGTGTTCTGGACGCGCACCGCGGACCGCATCCTGCCGCTCGGGACGCTGGCGGTGTAGTTGTTGACGTTCACGTTCGACGCGCCGTTCACGATGATCCCGGAGCTCATCGAGTCGGAGATCTCGGTGTAGAAGTGGTCGATCCCGACCCCGATGTTCGCTCCGGACGTCGTCGTGGATCCGTTCACGTACACGCCGGCCGTGTTCCGCCCGGGACGCTCGGCCGTGCAGTAGTCCATCCAGATCGACCGGAGCGAGGAGTTGAGGTAGTAGCCGTAGGATCCGCTGTTCGTGGAGACGCATCCGTCCATGTAGAGCTGGCCGGCCGACGTCGTGTTGTCCCCCTCGACCCGGAAGGAGATCCCGGACACCTGGGTCACGAAGCACTCGCGGATGTAGGACCCGACGAACACCTTCTTCATCTTGATCCCGGCGTCGATGCGCGCGCCGGAGGCCCCGCCGTAGATGTTGATGTTCTCGACGGCCGCGTACTCCTGCGCTCCCGAAGTGTCCGCGTTCACGATGGCCGCCGACACGTTCGTTGATCCGTTGGACGTGAACGTATAGCCGCCTCCGGAGAAGGAGACCTGGCCCTTCAACTTGCAGAAGTTCGGGATCTTGATCGAAGTGGTCGCGAGCAGGATGTTGGCGTTGACGGGCACCCAACACTCCCCACCGCCTACCGTCTGGAGCTCGTTCAGCGCCGCCTGGACGCCGGCCACGGTGAGCGGGAAGGTCACGCCGTCCACGATCCGGAGCGCGCCGCCGGCAGTCGGCGTGGACGCCGGCCCGAACCGCGGGGTCGTGATCCCGGTTCCGTGGACCTCCCATCCGTTCTTGGTGGCCCGCGTGACGGTGACGCCGGCGGGAGGCGAACCGAGCGCGAGCGCCTCGAGGCCCGGTCCCATCTGCACGAACCCGCTGCTCCCGCAGTAGGTGTAGGCCGAGTCGCGGCCGGCCGTGGTGCCGCCGAAGGCCGTCGCGACTACGTCCCCGGCCTTCATCGCCCAGATCGTCCCGGCCGCGTCGGCGGATCCGGCCCAGAGCGCGGCCGCCAGTACCAGACACGCCACCAGTCTCCTCGTCATTTCGGCCTCACCCCCGGATCGTAGATGTGGAAGCTGTCGTCGACGACCACCGGCGGCATCATCCCGTTGGCCTGGATGTGCCGGTAGATCACCGTGAAGATCGTGTCCCGTCTGGCGGTGCGCGTAGACAGGAGCGCCACCGACCTCCAGTAGTCGCGTTGACGGATGAGCGACTTGACGCTCCTTCCGATGGACTGGACCGACTCGTTCATCTCGGCCGCGAACGCGCGCACGCTGTCCGACTCTGCGGCGCGTACCGAGTCCGCCCACGACGAAACGGACACGGACGTCCGCGGAACCGACGCCTTGGGCAGCGTCCGCGTGGAACATCCGGCCATCGTCACCATCAGGATCACCGCCAACACCGTCCTCACTCGCACCTCCATCAGATCCACGCGACCGTCCGGAACTCCATCGTGATGTCGTAGTAGCCTCGGTAATGTACCGACGCGTTCCGCTCGGCCGACGTCGCCTGGCACAGGAAGAAGTCGTTCATGTCCGGATTGCGCAACCCGGTCTTCTGGACGTAGATCGCGCGGACCAGGCCGCCGTTCGCCTGGAAACCGTCCCGGAGCGTCTTCCACACGGCCTCGGTCGCCGGCTCGATCTTGAGCTGGAACTTCTGGGCGCCCCGCGCGTACCGGTTCCCGACCTGGGCGCCGGCGGCCGTTAGGATGACCGAAGCGGTGTCCACCTGCGCGATGTCGTAACCGGACTCGGACGCGCCGGCCATGGCGACCGGGATGGAGAGTTGGGTGGAGAACATGGCCCAACTGAAGATCCGCGCCGTACGCGTCAGGCCGCCGCGTTCGGCGACCTTCTGGATGAGCCGGTAGTGCCGCTTCTGCGGCGTCGGCACCGTGAACGTCAGGTACCGACAGTTCACGTCCAGCGCGTTCGCCCCGGAGATCGTCCAGGACGCGAGGTCCGTGGGGGAGGCGAACGCGCCGTCGTCGACCGCGGCCGACTGGAGCCACACCTTCGTCTGGTCCGCGAGCCGGCTGTCGTAGGCGATCGCCGCCCAGACCGTGTTCCCGGAGGCGCCGAGCCACGTGACGTCCCCGGAGTCGACGTGCGCCCACTCGTCGGCCGCGGAGTCGGCCGGCTTCCAGGCGCGTTGCAGGTCGGCCTCGCGCATGTTGTCGAGCGAGTAGCCGGCCTGCGTGCTGGAGGCGCTCAGGACGCGCGTGGTGTAGTCCAGGTGCATCAGGTCGTCCAGGAACAGGATCGCGTCAACGACCGCCACGGATCGCTCCTCTCGCCGCCAGATCGCGTCTCACCGGTTCGTACGTCTCGGTGATGAACTGCCGCACCGCCGCGCGGTCCATCGTCCCGCCACCCTCGTTGTGGAGGTGCACGTGCAGGTCTCCGCCGGACTTCTGGTTGAACGCCCCGGACCGCATCGCACCCGAGAGCTCGTGCATCGTTGTCCGGTTGAAGTCGGTGTCCTCACGTGACACGAACATCTCGCCGCGCTGCGCCATCACCGGCAACGTGTCCCGTCCGGATGTGCCGGAGAGGAGGAGACCGTGCTGCGCGGCCACGTACGTGCCTCCGTCCGCCATCGCCACCGTACCGCCGCCGGCCAGCCCGAGCGCGCCGACCACGACGTTCGTGATCGTCGCCTCCGCTACCGTCTTGACCATCTGCTCGACGAGGTTGCCGAAGGCCGCCAGGATGCTCCCGGTCCCGGAGATCACGGCGTCCACCATGCCGGTGATCATCGTCCGCATGGCGTCACCGATCTTGTTCTCCGTGGCCATCCACGCGGCCTCCACCGGCGCACGGTGCTCGAGCGACGTCACGTAGGCGTCACCCTCCTCGATGCTTTTCGCGTACGCGTCGAAGATCTGCGACTGGTGGGTCTTGAGGAGTTCGGCGAGCGCCGAAGAGTCCTTGCCGGTCAGCTGGAAGGACGTGGAGAGCTCCTTCACACGCGCCTCCACCTCCTTGACGGTGGCGTTCAGGTTCTCCTCGGCCTGCTTGCCGAACGCCTCGAACGACTTCGGCGCCATCAGGTCCTGACCCATCAGGCCGCCGGCGGTGAGCCCCATCTGCTTCATGAAGTCCGGCGTGAGGAGCTCGCCCGGTTGCGTCGGGGTCCGGGAGAGCTGCGGCGCCGTCACGATCTGGTGCGCGGCCACATCAGCGATCTGCCGGTCGATCGCCAGGATCTCCTGCTTCCGCGTCTCCTGGTCGGAGAGCATGATCGCCTGGTCCTTCATCGCCTCGAGCTTCTTCTCCTCCTCATCGAGACCGAGACGGCCGACCGCGTGCAGCCGGTCGAGGCCGGCGATCTGGTCGTTGATCTGCTGGAGGATCGTCGCCCGGTCCGCCTCCTCCTTCTTCAGGGTCGCCAGGGCCTCCGCCGACAGCATCGGCGGCATGATGCTCTCATCACCCGGCATCCCGGCCTTCGACAGCGGCGCGAACGGCAGCGGATTCGCGGCCTGTAGGGCCTCGATGTTCATCGACCACCCGGCCGGCGAATCCATGTCCATCTTGATGAGGCCCATCAGGTCCCACGTCTCGTGGAGCTTGCTGATGACGGCCGTCAGCCCCTCGACCAACGGGGAGAACATCCCGGCGCCCACCGCGCCGACGCTGTTCTTCAGCCCCTCGATCGCCGAGCTCAACTTCGTGAAGGCGATCTGCGCAGCCAGGGCCGCTCCCTCGGCCTTCGGACTGAGCGCCTCGCCGGACTTCTTCGCCGAGTTCTCTAGGTCCTGAAGTCCCAACGCGAGCACCGGGATGAACGCGGCGCCGCTGCGCCCGAACAGCTCGAAGGCGGTCTGCGACTTCTCGGTCGCGCTCCCCATGGCCGTCATCCGGTCGCCGGTCTCCTTCAGGATGTCGCCGGTGGGGAGGAGTTGGTTGTTCGCGTCGTAGAGGGAGACGCCCAGGGCGTCGAACTTCTTCGCGGCGTTTCCGAGCGGGTCGGCGACCGCCTCGCCGATCAACCTGCTGAACCGGAACAGGCCGGCCTGCAACGTGTCGAACGATCGGCCGGTGTCGGCGGCACCGACCTTGAGGCCGGCCAGTTCTCCGGTCGTGAGTCCGGTGGTCTCTGCGGCGTTCTTCATCTCCTGCGCGAATCCCGCCACCTCGTGTCCGGAGATCACGTTGACGATCTCGGCGGCCCCGCGCACCGCCATGTCGAACGCCTGGTTCAACGCCACGACGGCCAGCACAGCCGCGCCGGCGGACATCCCGAATTGCGTGACTGCCGTGTCGGCGTTCTGGACGGCGTCCGCGGTGTTCCGGACCGGCTCCGGCAGTTCCGAGAATCCGGTCTTCAGGTCACCGAGGGAGGAGGTCGTCCGGTCCGCGGACGATTGGATGTTGGTGACGTGGTCGTCCAGCTTCTGGACGTCGGCGACGGCCTGGGTGGCCGCCTCGTGTCCCTGGTACTCCTGCTGGATGAGCAGACCTACTGTCGCGTCAGGCACCGTGTCGTTCCCCTCGAGCCTTCGCCAACTTCGCCAGCATCTCCTCGAACGCCCCCGCCTGCCTCAACCCGCGGATCCGCACGCTCTCCGCGTCCAACGGAACGTCCTTCATCCCGGGATGTTTCGCGGCCTCGTGGTACTTCTCCGCCTCGTCCATGATCGTCGCGTCGATCATCGCCGCGAACGGATCCTCGAAGAACGTGTGCGGGCGCTGTCCGTACCGGTGCGCCCACGAGTCGACCATCGCGCAGAACTTCGGGTTACCGAAGCGACCTCCCGGCCGCCGCGGCCGCCTCGGACGCCTGGGGCGCTCCGGAGATCTGCCAGTCGCAGATCTCCGTGATGTCGGCCGCGAGCACCTTCTCGTACGGCAGCTTGACCGGTTTCCCCTCACCGTCGACGATGAGCTCGCCGGTCTCCACGTCTAGCAGGCCGACCACGAGCTGCTCGTACACGGCCTTCCGGTACTTTGCCTGCTGGTCGATGCGACGGGCACGCTCGTCCTCCTCGGACGGCGCGCCGTCCTTCCGATCCTGCGGCAGGAGGATGAAGCCGCCGGCCACGACGCCCCAATCCTCCGTCTGCATCTTCCGGACGCGCCAGGTGAAGCCGCTCCGGCACTTCAGGTCGTACGGCTTGAACCGCTCCTCGTACAGCTCGAACGTCTTGGACATCTGCGGCCTCCGGTTGGGTTGCATTTACGGATCAGCTCACGTTCGTCATGACCACCGACAGGTCGGTCGCCGGATTCGACGGAGCGAACCGCACCGTCATGGCGAACCGCATCGCTCCGTACCCCTGCGCGGTCTGCTCGAACGACTCGATGAAGCATCCGCGGTGCGTCGTCCCCGACGGGGTGGCGCTGCACTTGATGTCGAGGATGTCGGTCGCGTCGATGTAGCTCAAGAAGTCGAGGTTCACGTCCGTGTTGGCCTTCCAATGCGCTATGACGTCCGTCGCGTCGTACTGACTGGCCACAGACCCCTCGACGTCCATCTCCACGTCCATCGTCATCTGGACCAGGTCGTCCCGCGTCGGGATCCTGACCTGGAACCCCGCTCCGGCGCCCAGGAACGGCAGGTACCGGATCTTCTGCTGGAGGTGCAACGTGGCCTTCGAGAAGATCACGTTGTCGGTGGCGACCGGCGGGTTGGCCGTACCGATGCGCAGCCCGGCCGTCGTCGTGTCCTTCACGGCCGACCACAGGAACAACGCTCCGTCCGGATAGACCGGCGTGATGGTGGTGGCGCCGTCCTGGAGGTCGGACGCCAGGCCGCTCATCTCGATCAGGATCGGGGCGTCCGGCACCCACGTGATCTTCAGGTCCTCGATCACCGCGTCTTGGACCTCGTGGGCGTAGATCAACGTCCCGTCCGACCGCTGCGTCTCCTCGTGCAGTGTGAGCGCGCGTCCGAACAGGTTGCTCCCGGCGTCCGCGGCGCCGTCGATCAACGGGTCGCTGATGACGAACGTCTTGGTGATCGGCGGACCGACGGCCGTCGTCTCCTTACCGAGGAAGCTCCGCAGGAAGTCGCGCACGGTCGGATGCGCCGTCGTCGGGTTGACCAGGTAGAACCCGGCCTTCCAGTTCACGATCTTCGGGATCTGGTAGTAGCCGGTGTACGGGAGGATCGCGTTGATCGCGTCCTGCCGCTGCTTCGTTATCGCGTTCGCCTTGAAGATCGACCCGCTGCGCATCGGCGTCACGGCCGTCGTGAAGCCGGACGCACGCGTGCCGTGGGCCGTCTGCGACTTGTAGGCGAAGAACCGATGGGAACCCTGAGCTATGCCGAAGGCCATCTCACTTCACCCCTTCCGGTCGCGACGCGACGCCCGCCGTCGGCGGCGGCGACACGCGCTCGAAGATGTGGGTGTCCGCCCGGATCGCCGCCTGTTCCATCGTGAGCCCGTCCGGGTTCTCCGCGAGCCTCGCCGCGACGAACTCCGCGTCGTGCTCCTGCGGCACGTCCTTCTCGAACACGACCACCTGTGACCCTCGGTGGTACGTCCTGCTCGGCGCCGGACCGCGATAGACCACCGACTCGAGCCGCTGTTCGGCCATCTCCGACTCCCTCCTCTCGTGCGTCAGCCCTTGGGCAGCTTGAATCGGAACTCCACGCTCCACGTGCCCCACACCACCGCGATGCCGTCGTCCAGGTAGTCCGTCACCAACGTCCCGACACCCAACGTCGTCAGCCCCCAGTCGTTCTGCCCGGTGTAGTTCGGCCGCATCCTCTCCTTGTTGCCCTGCATCAGGTTCCGCATGTCGGCCCGCGCGAAGAAGATCTGCCGCGCGAGGTTCGGCTTGTCCTTCACCACCCACGCCACCAGCACGTTCATGGCGATCGTGAGCTCCACGTTGTTCTGCGGTCGCGACGTTCCCATGCCGTCCATCGGACTCCACAACCGGACGGAGTGCTGCTCCTCCGACTCGAGCATCGCCGGATTCGGCAGCAACGCGCTCGGCGGCCCGATCACGGCCGGGTAGCTCGGCCACGCGGCGTCCCGGACCGTCGTCCAGAAATTCTGCGGCTGGATCAGCTTGAACTCCTGCTCCAGCGTCTCCGCGACGAACGCCTCGGCCGGTACGGACGCGCCGACCATCAGCTCATCGCCTCCACGAACCGCCCCTTGAATCCGACCCGCGTCTTCAACGTCATGAAGTACCTCCAGATCTCCGACGCGTACTCGGCCACGTCCCGCTCGGACGGGTCGATGAACGGCCGGCGGTGCCGCTGACCCTCCCCGCGCTGGTGGTAGCCGGCGTACGGGATCGACGTCCCGATGAACAGCGTCGTGGACGTCTGCTGCACCTCCGACCCTGCTCCGTCCGCCTCGAGCGAGCCGCGGAGCGCACCGTCACGCGTGAGGATCGGTGCGCCAGGGTGACTGGCCGCCTTCCGTGCGGCGTAGGCCGGCGACAGCGCCGCCCACCGACCGGATGGGCCGTCGGCGTTCTCGGTCGTGAACTTCCAGAACTCCTGCATCCGGAACTTCTGGATCACCCGCGGCCACGCGTTCGTCCAGTCCTCCGTCAGCCTGTCGAAGTCGCGGATCATGCTGCCCATCACCCGCGGCGTGACGTCCCCGACCGACGTGATGCGGATCGAGATCAAAATATCTGCTCCCGGATCACCTGCGGACCCATCGGATCGTCCGGGAAGTTCAACGTGGTCTCCATGTCCGCCGACCACGGCTCTCCGGTCTCGGGGTTGATCAGGACCGACATGCCGTTCTTCTCGATCGCGGCCAACGCGTCGTCGAACTCCTTCGCCCAATTCGAGTAGTACGGCTTGACCTTGTCGTTCGCGATCGACGCGGACGACCGCTGCGCCATCACCTCGAACACTATCTTCCGCGCCAACAGGATCTTCAGCGCGGAGAGCTGGTCCGGATCCACCGGAGGGATCGGTGACACGCCGCCCTTCTTCAGCGACAGGTTCATCTTCCCGGAGAAGTCCGCGATCCAGACCGTCACCGTCGGCCCGAGCGGCTTGCCGGCCTGGTCGCTGATCGCCCGGTCCGACGCGATCCAGGTGTTCACGTCGGCCAGCGTGCAGTAGGGCGTGGCCATGTCCTAGTGGACCCCCAGGGCTCGCCGCCGGTCCTCCGGCGTGATCCCGTTCTCCAACAGGTCGTCGCTCCACTTCCCGATCTTCCGGAGCTCCATCTCCAGCGTCAGCTTCGCCATGTCCGTGACCTTGAACCGCGGATCCTCTCCCGGATTCGTCCAGGTAAGGTCCATGACGTCGAGCTCGCGCTTCAGCTGGTGGAACAGCGCACGCGCGCCCTCCTCGTACGCCATCAGCTTCGGCGGGAGCGCCCGGTCCTTCTTCCGGAAGACCGGCACCCACCCGCCCCACTCGAGCGGACCGGACTCCGCGTGTAGCGTCCAGCCGCCCGGCAACGCCATCACCCGCATCGGCTACTCCTGTCCCGCCGGTTTCGGCGCCGGCGCCGGCTTCACGGTCTCGCTCTTGGACGGGACGGACACCGGCTTCGCGTCGTCCACGACCTCGAGGTTCGCGAAGAATCCGCCCTTCCCGTCCGGGTTGTCCGCGACGAGCTGCTGGTCGAGCCCCTCGTCCGTGCCGTCCCACTCGAAGATGTCGCCCTTCACGTAGTCGCTGCGCACGTGGTTCGCACCCTTGGTCGTGTGCACGTGGTTCTCCGCCAGCACCCGCACCTTCTTGCCCATGTCCGGTCCTTTCGGTTTAGTCGGGACGGGGGATCGCTCCCCCGCCCCGGTCCAATAGCTCCGTCGCCTAATCCGCTACGAGATGACCGTCGTGCAGATGTTGAGCGCCGGCAGACATACGACCTTCTCGATGACCGTCGACGTGATGCGGTAGACCGTCGACTTCGTCTTGTTCTCCCGGTAGTCGTCCGGGGTGGAGAGGTCCGGACCGAACGTGGTGCCGAAGTTCGGCTCCTTGCCACCCGGATTGCCCTGGTACATCACGTACACCTTCTTCGCCGACCACACGTACACGCCGGCCTCCGGGAGACCCGGGCTGACCGCACGCTGCGTGTGCTTCGTCGTGTCCTGCTGCACCGCCTTCGCGAAGCGCACCTTCATGACGTTGAAGTAGCCCGTCATGAGGTCCTCCGTGAAGACGTTTCCGCCCGCTTCGCGCGTGTACTTGATCGCGTCGAGGACGGCGGCGCCCGCGGTACCGGCCGCCTGGGATCCCGTCAGCACCTCGTACACCAGTCCCGAGATCATGACGTTGTTGCCTTCCTTGCCGACCCGCTTGTGGATCGCGGCCTTGGCCTTCAGGATGTCGAGCCGCGGGTTCGCCGCGGTCGAGTCCCACTGGCCCGCTCCCGACACCGACGTGGTGCCGGCACCCGATCCGTCCACGGCCGTGAACACGCGCACCTCGCGGGCGAGCAGCACCCGCTGGAGCAGCGCGCGCATCGTCTGAGACGCGAGGTCGTCCGGACCGTCCATCCAGTCCTGGGCGTCGATGTCCGACACCGGCTCCTCGGCTCCGTACGGCTGCGCGATGAAAGTGTCCTTGCCGTACTGGCTCAGGACGCGGGTCGCGCCCGTCTCGCGGCTCCACGCCAGGTCCTCGGCGCGGAGGAAGTTCCTGGCGTCCGGCACGTAGTACCAGCCGGTCGTCTTCTGCGTCTGCTTCCACGGCATCGAATCGTCGGCCACGAAATCCGTGGCCTCCTGAGCGAAGTCCAACCCATACGGCGTGAACGGCTGAATGGGCAGGACGGTAGGTCCACCGAGCATCTTCTACCCCCTTCCCATTGTTAGGAGATGGACGCGACGGACAGCAGCCACACCATCTCGATGACGTCGTTCTGCGCCGCGGCCGCCTCGTTCGCGTAGCCCCAGATGAACTGGAACGACGTGACGTAGGTGGCCTTCGGTGCCGCGATGCCGGCCGCCTGACCGCCGGCGGCCGCCGTGATGAAGTTTCCGGCCGTGATGGCCGCGGCAGCC